CATTACCAACAGATGATGACCTTAACGATAAAAGCGGTGAATTAAAAACTTCAGTTCCTGTAATTCCTCCAGAATAAAATCCTACACTCATTTGAACAATACAATCTAGCCCCGGTGTATCATTAGATAGTGTTGCTGAAATTTTTATCCGGTGTAGTCCTGTGACGCCAGATTTATTTTGAAATAATGTTTTAGCAACCGAAACCCCAGACGCTAAATCAACTCTTGCCTTATCTCCTACAAAACTCCAATTCTGTCCTGTTGCTCCCTGTGACCATCCTGTACCCCCTCCAGTAAATCCACTGTTGGTTAGCATGTCTGTAAATTCTATTGCCGTAAGCCTTAGCTTTATTTTCTGGTTACATACATCTTCTAAAAGGTATTCATTATGATAGATTGTCGGCCTTGTTTCGTAGGCAATAACATTTTCATTTGTTATTTCTTCATCATTTTCATCCCGGATAGACATTGAAATAAAAGATTCTTCCTTAGCTGAAACCTGAATTTTTAACGTATCCTCGCAGTTCCAAGGCTGATAAAAACAGGCATGATCTACTCCAGCCTCTGGCTTTTCGTTGAATGTCGGAATATTGTTAATCCAAAACTGTACGGGATTTGCGTCTGATATTCTTACCATTTTTATACAATATTTTGGTTCAACTTTTTCATGATAGCAAGACGTTAATAAAACAACTAAAATAAAATATCTCATATCTCATCTTCGTTCGCTTGAAGTACGACAAAGCTAGCCTTTCCGTCAAACAATTTATAATTGAAGTCTAAAATAAAGCAGGGAACGAAGTTCGATTCAGTCCGACTTACACCTATGGCGTTTTCTTTGTTTGCAACAATTTGCTCGTACGTGCCAAAAGGCATTTCAACATCGGTTACCTCAATTATTTTATTACTCCACAAGCGACTAGAACCAGCTACAAAAGCGTCTTTTTCTGACACGGTTCCAGAAGCAGACTCGTAATCACTGCCTGAAATTGTAGTCGTTACATTATAGTTCCCTTCCCCGCGCCCAAAGGTAAATTCTTCCCCTACTGATAAAGACGGGTTTATGAAGTTTTGCCATCGTTTAAAAAGTCTCATTACCGTATGCCGGACGTTGGCTCTCTTGGTGCTGTTTAAAAGCCCTAGTATGCTTGTGAAGTTCTCATTGAACTCCAGAGTCCAAGGGCTTCCTGGAATGACCGATACGATCATCATATCCTCGTCAAGGCGATCATCTTTGCCCTGTTCTACGCGGTTCCTTCGTGATCGTTCGATAGCCAAAGACGCGGCAATAAAGCGGGAAACTATCTTTTCATCCTTTCCAAAAGTGGGTAAATCTGCGTTTCTGGTCTGCTTGGTTTGAGGGTCATCTATACCCGATTCTGATTCAGAAAGCGACTTTGAATAACCGATCTCAATGGTTTTAAAGTACCTTTCAAGGTCATTTTTTCTGACGATGTTTCGGCAGTTAGGGATGTTAACTACAACCGTTGGATTATAGGCATAGGACTTATCCTCAATAAATATTTTATTTACCCCTGAAACTTTGGTATAGCCTAAGCAAAGGTTAAACATCGGGTCAATGCCTTGGTATATTTCATCAAAGGAAGTACTCATTTCTTTTTGGGAAAAGGTATATCCCCGGTTGTGCTTGCCTCTGAATATTGCGTTTCGGTTAAATGTGGTGTCCGAAAACTTGGTTGAAATAACTACACTGTCTGCCCCTACATACTTTGAAATCGTGGCCTCACAAGCCTGTTTTATTAGGTAGGCATCGGTTACGGAATCAGGGAAAGAACTATCATAAACAATTTCTGCAAACTGATCTTGGTCTCCAGAATCGTATTCTAAGTAATGATCTACCGTGGCGGGGCCGCTTGCATCGGTAAAACAAGTGAAATAGCTAAAAATTCTATCGCCTGAAAGTACATCAGAAAAAGTTTTTGAATGATCAACATTGATGTATGCACTTGTGTATGTAGATGTGCCTAACGCGGTCAATGATATACCAGCTAATAGGTTGGTTGAATCTTCTTCAAAAGCCCCGTTTTGCCTCTGAATTTGAATAACATGGTTAAATGTAAGCAACTGATCGCCAACTCCCCAAGAGCCAATAGGATCCAATTTTAATCGCGCCCTATACTTGTATCTGGTTTGGCATGATGCTGATTGATATTTTACTTTTAAATCAAACTCATTAACATCAAATGGGTAAATGTTATTAACCTTTTCAAAGCTCTGAAATTCTCCGGCATCATCGTTTATAATATCCCTGTTATGGTTGCTCTGGAAATAGATGTCAATGTTTCTTCCGCTCCAAAATAAAGGATCTGAAAGCAAAGTAAAATCCCTAAATCCCTTGGCTTTTACCCTTACAAGTTGCCCCCGCATCGCTACCGTTGTTTTAGCAACAGCCGTACGCGTTCCCCCGTCCATGTCGGTAGTTGATTCAAGGTTTACAGGGGTTTTATAACGATTGAAGAACTTGCTCCAAAAGTCATCCCTGATCACCGGACACGTTATTTTATTGAGGATAATTCCGGTATAAATTTCTTCCTTTTGGGCTATTTTTAACATTCCGGTATATAGTGTTACCCAAACGTCCATTTTAAAAGATACCTCAAACCTTACTCCTATCTGAGCTTTGATCCCGTCCGTGGCCTCTATTTCTTTTATAGTGGTCAGTGCGTTACCGTACCACATAAAATTCCCTTTGAAGTATTCTACAAGGGTGTGAAAAATCTGATCGCGCTCTAACGACAATTCAAGAGCCTTCCATCCGGCAGGGTTTTTTACAGTCCTTTCCGGAAGTGATGGGTGGATAAATATGGTTCTGAGTTTAGCCATTAATTACCGACCTCCTGATATGTTTCCGGTTCCTGTTTTCGTCCTCAATTGTTTCATAAAGTAAGGATCCTTTCCGGTGGAAGGTTCCCCCCGTTTGCTTCACAGCCCCTACTATCTTGTCTGCACTTCTTTTATTCGACTTGTCAATTATGGCGGCAATAGAGGCCAGTTCTGATTGATTACCGCGTACTTCTGATGCTCCTATGCCAGACATAGCTAACATCTGCATTGTGTCCTCGTGCGTGTATACGCGGGAACCACGTGGTAAATTAACGAGGGTTGCGCTATCAGGTGTTAATGAAAACTTACCAGAAGGAGTTTTGACCAGTTCTGCTCCGGCCTCCCCAACAAAAGCCAAGCCCCCAGGTGCCGACATGGTGCCGTCCTCAAATCGTGAAATCTGAGCCTTGGCAACTCCAAAGGCTGTTTTTATTAATGCTGAAATTGCTAAAGATCTTGCAATACCAGACGCTCCAAATGTAGCCACTGAATCAGGTGACGCTAATGATCTTTGTGTTGCTGCTAGAATAGTCTCAGCTTGTACAGCCAACATCCTTTTTTCTACTTGCGATAAAAAGAATACTAAAGAATTTTTTGCAAGAGACTTTATAAAGTTTTCGTTACTCAAAAGCGATGCCTGTATCGCCATCTGAGCGTCATTTATCACATCTTGCGTAAATGCCATTTCTTCCTCAAACTTCTGCCGTCTGATGTCTGACAGCGACAAGTATCTATCTGTGAATGTCTCTTGGTTTTCGGCTATCAATGCGGAAATTTCCTCTTCAAAGGTAGCCGCTGTTTGAATGTTTTCAATAGCTTTGTCTAACTCTTCCTTTCTGGCTGCATCTTCTTGGTTGCGAAGCTCCCCTATCTTTATGTCATGCTCTATTTGTAATTGAAATCTTTTTTCAAGTTCTTCTTTAAACTTGGTTGTAACCTCCTGTTGTGTCTTTATTTCATCCGCTGCTTCTTGTGCGTTAATGATTTCCAGTTCTTTTTGAGCGTCTTTTTTAGCTTTACTAAACTCGTTTAGGCTTTGTAATTTTTCCTCATTAACAGTCCTAACGTATCTCCTTTGAAGTACCGACTGAAATAAATCAAACTTTGTAACATCACCCGAGTTTTTCATCGCCTCGTCTGCTGACTTTATTATCTCTTGCTGCTTCTCTTTTTCTTTTTCAAATGTCTTTTTACCGGCTATCTCCATGAGCCTGATCTCATGATCATAACGCTCAGATAGTGCGTCCATTTCTCTTTTAGACCTTTCGATTAACCGCTGGCTGGCCTTTTCCCCCTCGGCTGAAAAGTACTGAATAGCAACCACGGCAGCGGTGACAGCCGCAGCTAAAAGAAAAATGGGATTGGTAAGCAAAGCCCGGCCAACGGATGCAATGGCACTTCCAAAACTTCCAATTTGCGAAGATAATTCTTTTACGGACATGCCATTTAAGGCGGTTGCAAACTGTTGGGCAGATGAAGCGGCCCCCCCAAAGTCTCCAGATTTTAGCTTGTCTCCAATGTTACCAAAAGAGGTAGCAATGTTTTCTAACCCCGATGCTTCGGTATTTTTGACGGCATCCTGAATATCATTTAACTCGTCTTTTAGCTTACCTGCTTTGGTGGCCGCTGCTAAAAATTCAGGGCTTTCCGTTCCCAAGGTTTTAGCTATGCCTACCATTTCATTTCTTGCAGCCTTTAGTTCGTCTTTAAGACCTTTCAAAGCACCTTCGTAATCACCTACCTTGTCTTGGGACTGACCCATAGACACCTTTAGGTTTTTGTACTCGGCATCTTGTTCAGTAATTATTTTTATAAGCTCTTGACCGGTTTTACTATTTCTTTCTTCCTCTGTCCTGAGTTGTGAATATGCCTTCCTGTTGGCTGTTAAGGCCGCGCCAAGTTGTTCGATACTAGCCGTTTGTGCCCTGACTGTTTTAGCGTCACGGTCGCCTAAAGCTGTCTTTTGTTTTATGGCATCACGCTCTTTTTGAAGGGCTTTTGTTGACTGAATAACCTCGTCATTCTGCTTGGCCTGAGCTACTAAAATTTGTTTCTGAATCTTTTCCAGTTCTACTTGGGCACCGGTCAACTGCTGCGTTTCCTTAGCCATCTTTGAAGGACTTCCGGATGATAGGTTTGTATTTATTTTATGTGATACGTCAACGACTTTCATCAATGAAGCATAAAGCAAATCCGCATTTTCCGCCAGTCTTAGCGGGGCTTCAAGGGCTTTTTGACTAATAATATGGTCTTGCTCTAATGCCATTATTTGCGCGGCTTACGTGCCTTGACTAATTTTTTGTATTCGTTGTACCTGGATAAAGTAATATCATCATTGACGGTAAATCCTAATTGCAAAGATATACTTGCCATAATGCTATCAAAACTTTGCTTCTCAGTTGTTTCCGACTTATTATCTAATTCGTTTGCCTTCATTTTTATTCTGGTCAGAAAGGAATCTGCTTTTGAATTTAACGCCATCAGGCTGGCTTCGTACTGCTGATCCGTTTCTGTGTTAATTTTATGCCCCTTGTCCCGGATAAACTTTATCAAATCCGGTTCTGCCTTCAATGCAAGGGCGGTAATACATGCTTTTAAAAGCGTGTACTCGCTCATTAACTTATTGAATGACTTATACGATGACACGTAGTTAGAATAGATCATGCTGCTATTGGCCTCCGCATTTTTTTCCACTATTTGCTCCCATGCCAACATAAGCCTTTCATCATTTGCTGTGCCTTCAATAATTAATTGCTTTAAGTCATTTGTTTCGGCAATCGACATATATGTCTTCAAAGTTATATCGCTATAACTGAAAAGCTTTAAGGATTCTTCCTTGACATTCTGGTAAGACGATTTCGAACGCCACTTTTTTAGTGTTTCCCGGAGTCGTTCCAAATATTTCCTCACCATATTTTAGTTTTAAATCTAACGTCTTGCTGTCGGATGAATCAAAAACCACCGGATACTTTTCTGCATTTACAAACATGCCGCCATAAAACCCGCCTTTAAGTCTCAAATCTACATCTATCCTTCCCTTTTTGTTAGCGTATTCAATACTTGCGTACTCTCCCAATGCCTCGCCTTCCCGATCAATGCTGTTTTGAAGTTGCGCCTGATTGAATGAGATAAGGACGCTTTCATTTTTTTGCATGGCATCAAGCGAAACTTGAACTAAATCAATAGCCCGCAGGTCTTGCGCTATTTGCTTTATGACTTCGAATGCCATCGAATGAAATTCTTTATAAAACCATAACAAAAAGACAGTATAGCGATACTTGCTATCAGGCTGACATTGATCAAAAATGCCCTCTTTATCGAGTGAGCATCAAATAAAAGAAGCACTAAGTAGGTAAGCCCTGTATTAACAGCTAACCCGCAGAAAACTATTACGAACAAACCTAAATAGTGCTTCATTTTAATTAAGGAACGTTAAGAGTAGCCGGGCCTGTAGACTCGTACGCATCAATCGTTAAGGCTGATGCAGCCACAAGGTTAACAAATCCGTCCTCATATGTTCCTGACGACTTCGTAAATCGGTAGTTTCCAGACCCTGCCGGAGTCTCAGCAACCACTACGTTAGCCTGAGCAGAACCAGCGGTTGTAGTAACAGCAAAGTCAGCCGTCACTAATCCGCTTACTGGCGTACCGTCACACGAAGTTTTAACTTCAACATCAAAGCCTGATGTAGATACAGACGGAGATTCTTTAATCGTTACATCTACGTCTGTCAACGGGATAAGCTCGTCAATGTAAGACGCTGGAAGCATCATGCCGCGCTTATTGATCTCGTTGTGGTTCTTTAGAATCAACCGGATAGGTGTCTTTGTTGCCACAGACCCGTCACCGATCATAAGTTTTTCAACGTTCAAAAGACCCGCCAAAAAACCCGCCCCGCTACCATCGCTCAACTCCGTCAAAAAGAGGTTGTCTTCTTTGTCAACCAAAATAAAGCGACTGCCTTGGCCGTTGTGGGAGAACATTGCCTTATGGAGGCACATATTCCGGCTAACGTGGAACACAAACCCATACTTTCCTTGATCAGCTACCAAGTTTGAAATCGTAGTTTCATCGTAAGCTGCTTCTGTGCTGGCGTTTTCGAAGCCAGTAAAAGAAGGCCACAAATATACTCTGTTGGCTACTCCGGTTTTAATAGCCGCCTGAATTGCCGTTTTTGCCGCGCTTTCGGTAGCCATCTGTATAGGTGTTAGCTTCCAGTTGGCCGGGGTTTCAATCATCCCCTTGATCATCTGCGGCAGCTTGTCGCATTTGATAAGTCCTAAGTTTTTCTTAGGCTCCTGTACACAAATTAAATCTGCCATATTTTTAACAGTTGTTTTTTATTCTTGAATTGATTTTTAAGTTCTGAATTTCAATAGCGTCTATCGGATCGCTCATTATGTTTTTTACATTAACCGCCCCTGATTGTGTGCCCCAGTAGTACCGATCAATCTTTGTGTGGGGGGGATACCTTAAATCCCCGGGCCACATGAACAAAGGAGACTTTTGCAAAGCCTCAAAAAACAATTCGAAAAGCGGGTATAGGATAGGCTTGAAAACCCTTTCTAACCTTTGCTCTGCGTTGTAGTTCTGATCGGTTCTGTTTACGATTGCCAAGTTTAGGTTATACTTCACCATGTCTCCAACGACATCTGATACAGCATCTAATCTAAGAATGACAAGCGGGTACTTTTTGTCCCTGTTAACCGGGTCTGTTTGTTTTAGCTGTAACCTTGTGTTGATCTCTGGTATATGCCCGTACATGTACTCAGGCGTAGTAACACCAACGCCCTGCAGCGTACGCATCTTTGCAACAACAGCACCGATATTATCCTCAATCACCGGCATCATATGTTAAACAGGTTTAGATAACCAGGAAACCAAAACTTCTGATACAGGTATTCTCTAAAATCACCCCAACCTTTTGTATTTACGTCTTCATCAAATAGTGATGACTTGTAGTACAAATATCCGTAAAGCGAGTCCTCTAAAAAATAGCCGTATAGGTCAGCGAAATACATATCGTCAAAGAATGCGTCAAGGTACCAGCCGTTTAACCCTATTCCGTCATAGCTGCCTACCATTTCTGCAAAGCGGTTGTAATGCCTTACGATTATCTGGTTTGGTGATACGATAGATGAGTTTTCCGACACTGGTTTGACCACGCCCAAAGGCGCGACCGTCATGTCGTATTCTTTAAGATACTGTGAATGAACGTAAGGTTTTAAGGCCGTCACAAACCCCTTCCAAGTGTTTTCCTTGCCTTCGTTTGTGTAGGTGTCTCCTTTTTTTAGCCGTAACCACTTATTAACAGGCTGCAAAATCCATGTAAGAGATTGACTTGGTACTGTCGCGTTGTTATTGTCGGTGCTTTCGTATATATCAGCACCGTAAACAACCTGAACCCCCACGTCATAAGTGTGGCTTAAATTAGAAACCCATTCCGCTGGAAAGGCATTGACACCGGCTTTAAGTTGGGCGTAGAATGTTGACCCCAACAGTTTTTCCAAAATAGCCTCTTCCGTGTCCGCAATGTAGGCGTTAATACCATTGGTATTTTCCACCTGACTAGAGATAATATAGGGGGCTACTGTGAAATCTGTTGAGGTCAAAAACATATCTTACTGTTTATTGCGATAGAGTAAGGCCGTGAAACTTGCCGACATGGTACCGGTTCCTGTCCAACTAACCCTGTAATATAAAAAGGGTGACCCTGCTAAACGCCAATGATAACTGGCAGTGGCATCAGCAGCGGTGATAGTTGCAAGGGCGGTCTGTGTGTCAACGGTGTTCAACGCTCTCCAGTTAACCCCGTCAAGGCTACCTTGAAGCGATATAGTACCGCCAACTGTTCCACTTATTTTAGTCACGTTCACCTGTACAGTGGTATTGGTCACTGCAACAGCACGAAGCAAGCGACACTGTACGGTGCCGGTTCCTGCGTTGGTTACCGTGTCTGATTTGGGGAACACTCCACCCGTTGACAGGGCGTTAAAAAACTCGGCTACCTGAGCCTCGGCAAAAGAGATCGAAAGCAAGGCTACCAAGCCAACGATCAAAACGTTTTTCATTTTCATATTCGTTTCAAAAATTAAGCGATACCTAAACCTGCAATGGCCGCGTCAATGTTTGTAACCTTTAGGAAGGCTTCACGATCAACGTTACGGATCAATAGGAATATTTCCTGCTCAGCGCGGATAGTCCATTGATTTTTCAAGAACTGATCGTTAACCAATCCCATTTCTATGGTAACATCTTCGCCCTGGTGAACGCTTCCGTAAGAGAAGTCACCGATTACCAGTGTATTAGCCACCACGCGAGATGACTCAACCACAAGGACATTATCAATCCTTGTTCCATCTGCTGAGATGAAAGGAGGGAGTAGGTAATGACCGTCAACCGCTTTTGACAGTTTGTATTTCAAAATGTCAATCGGGTTCATCAAAACGATGTTAGGCATGTACTTACTTTGTCTTCCGGTTCCTGCGGCTCCACCGTTCATGATTGACACTCGCAGTGCAGAAACAAGATCGTAAAGATTTGAATCAACGATTGTTCCAAATCCTGGAAGCGTTGCATCAATTACCTGAGTAGGCGCAACGGTTAACAAACCATTCAGGTTAGGAGACACTCCAGAGCCATCATAGATTTGGCCGTCAACTACCAATTCAAGGTTTTTGTTGAGCAGTTCATTGATTTGCTGAGCCACAAATCCAAGGTGACGGTAAGCCTGTTTTGAAACAGGGATAGTATCCGCAAGTACTTGGAAAGGACTTGTTCTTTCGATCCAAGAAATTGCTGACTCTGGTTTTGTTCCATTTTCTGCCACGGCAGCGGCACTTCTTGTAATAGCGTCCTGATCCATCCACCGGACAATTCCACCGCTTTCAGCCATTTGAGCCGGGGAGTAATTGTATTGGGTGAAGAGACTGCGAATAACAGCGCGTCTTGTTGCAAGCTCACCAATACCAGGTACGCGAATACCCATAGTGTTATTGGTGACAGAAGACCGCTGAACTATTGCCTTGTTGATTTTCAAAGATGCCCGGCTTGCGTTGTCACCGGATGATACCGCCTTAATCGCCTCAGCATTTTTGGCAACAATTTCCTCTACTGTTTGGCCTTCAACGCTGCCCCCTTTTGAGATCAACTTAGAAAGCTCTAAGCCTTGCTTTTCGATGGCAGTGGTCAAATCGGCAATTGCCTTTTCAGTCACTCCGTAAGATTGCATTTTTGTAGCAAACTGTTCGGCAGTGATGAATCCCTTGGCGGCTGAATCAACTGCATTCTTGACCGCTTCCTTAATGGCCTCACCGTTCTTTTCGGCTGCCTTGGTAAGGATTTCCTGTAATTCTTTTTCTTCCATTTTTAAATGTGTTTTTTTGGTTGATAAAACTTAATTAGCTCACTAGCCTTTAGAGTGCTTTTTGGCGGCTCTTGCTTACCAGTGGAATTGTCCGGCTGGCCTTTCGTTTGCTGTATTGATAAAGTGGGCGTTGCCCAGTTCGATCCTCTTTTAACTGCGCTACCTTCAATGATCTTGGCTTCTGAAACAGCCCAAAAGTAACCGGCCTCTAAAGCCTCCTCTTTGTTGGCTATCTCCTCAAAGTACTTATTCCATGTAGCGTTTTCCTTTTCGTACCGGTCATCATTTACCGCCAGATCAATCTTGACGTACTGCATCCCCACGGAATGATTTGTAACCTTGCCAGTGCGGTACTTTTCAAACATGAACTCATTTTCGTTTTTGTCTATAATAGAATCAAAAACAAGTGCCTGAGTTTTCCCTTCGTAATTTATTCCCAAATCATGCCATGCGATTTGCTTGGTAAAAGCCTTTACGTTGTCAGATATTGTCCCCTTGAAGCTGAATTGATGTTCCTGAACCAGAGAAATGCCTTTGTTTTCTTTGAGGGACTTATTCCACAATTGATCTAAATGCACGTCACCGTGGGAGTCAAATAGCTTTGTCGTATTTATTATAGATCGAACTTTTATTTGAGTGGCAGTGTCTGGTATTTCTACTGATTGCATTCCGGCCTTTACAGTAAATTCAGATTTGTCTTTGTCGATTACCAATTCAACACAATGACTCACTCCGTCAGCTTCCTTGGTGACGCTTTTCTTTTGTGCAATCAGCTTGCTTTTGTTGACTATCAGGTAGTCAATCAATTGTGACTTTTCCGGAAATTGTGGCAGTTCGAGTTTCATTTTTTTACTATTTGCTTTTCCTTCACGATCTTTTCCCTGACCATTTTCAGTTCTTTTATCTGAGTTGGCGTTAACTTTTCTTTCATGTCAATACTCAGTGATGAACGATTGATTTTGCTCCGCTTGTAGTTTTGCGTCTGTTTCGTAACATTTCGGAAAAGGAAACACGATCTTTTTTTACAGCCTCCACAACTTCGGGTGCTGGCTGTTCAATACCCTCAACAATCTCTTTGGCTTCCTGGTCGGTTATGTCTTTGGATTCCTCGATTTCAGGCTTATTTTCCACATTTTGAGTAATTTCAGGCTGTTTTTCAACTAAATTTCCCATGTTGGGATTCCGGTTTTTCTTGTGCTTGCTCATTTTATTCCAAATTTTGTTAGTTCATCTTTGTACTGATCAATTGTAATCGCTTGGTCTTGAAGTGCTTTGGATAAAGCATTAACCATAGTCGTGAGTGAATCCCCCCGGCTTTTAAGGTCCTCTTGAAATATCGGTAGGTGCATATACTCGGCAACTATTGAAGTGTTGCCGTCTAAAAACTCGCTGGAGATACCGCCAATCCACTCATTAGCCTCTGGCATGATTGTACGCACATAAAGTCCTTTCTCTGCTTGGTGCTGATTTTCGTACGTGCTTCCCATTTTACGCACAAACATTTCGGCAGGTACGCCAAAAGTGTCGAGGCACTTATCGAAACCCTGCTCTATTTCTTGAAAGAGCCCAAGGTTTTGAGGGTTGTTTGTTCCGGCCTGCTGCCACCTTAGCGGTAGACTTGTTACTATTGTTTGAGATTGACCGTCCAATGTGCCATACTTGCCAAACTGATCTTCAACCCTTTTCTTTTCGGTTTCATCTAATGGGAGTCCCCCGACAATGTCTTTCCCTTCATTAACCCAAGCCCCGTTCGCCCCTCTATATTTTAGCACTATACCGCGACTTTCATAAGCCATCCGCATGTTATTGATCACCACTGACAGCGCGTGCAACTTGCTTTGACCCTTCAATAGATTTTTGTCGGTACCGTTTTTGATGCTTACCCGGTTATCATTAAAATGAATAATCATGGATGAGTCTTGCACATCAAGGCTTCCGCTTTCTTTCTTTATTTTATAAGTGACTTTCGGGCGTTCGGCTTGTAGGTAAAAAGCCGTTGAGTTATCGTATTCGCACTCTACAATGTTATCTGGCAACGTGTATAAAGCCTTTACTCTTTCGATGGTTGGATCAAATCCAAAAGGCGCGGTCTTGAAAATGTATTCATTGCCGAAAACCTCCCTGAAAACTTTTGTCTGAATGGCAAACTCCTTGAACTGCTGGAACCAGTTAGGATTTTGGAGCAGCTTTATTAACGCTTGACCTTGTGTAGTTGGCTTTTCGTTGCCGTTAGCGTCAACCTCCTTCAATCGCATGTTCGAGAACGCCCTAGCCTTCATGTTAATGATGGCGTTGACCTCTGGTATCTCTTGGTAGGCTGCTAGGGGATCACACTTGCCGAACGTGTCATTTTTTCCCCCAAAGGCGAAAAAGTATCCGGCACCGTGCTTTTTAACGGTGAACAGGTTGGAGAAAATCCGGCTTAATTCAAACGCCAAATTGGGAATGTTTTCCCAAAGGTAGAAAAATACCAATTAGAAACAAATTCCAGTATTGGGAATTACTTATTGGCAAAATCACCGACCGTCAGATAGCCGGAAGCTGACCAGCAATCATCGTATTTGTCGATAGTTTCAGAAAGTTGCACCCCATCGACTACCCGATAACAGAAGTTTTCCTGTTCCTTTTTGAAGTCGCTGTCCCTGACTATGTGAATGTTGAACTTTTTTAGGGTCGTGATCCAATAGGCGCGGGACCCAGGGAACTTCTTAGTCAGCAGGGCACGGATGCCAGCCCTCCGCATGTCAGATACCCATCCGATCCCGGTGTTGGTGTTGTCCATGTTCGTATCGCACCAAATGTGACTATCAATTTTTAAGGTGTTAACCGCGTCAATGACTTCGGTAGATGTCTGGCAGGGGCTGTAAAACAGCTTTTTTAGGTACAAATCCGACTTTGGCGACTTCCTGACGATCCCGCCTTTGACTATTACGGTAGGGTGAGCGGTCCCGAAATCCAGTCCGTACGCAAATTGCTCAACGTGGTCCGGAAAGTCATCCACGTAGGTAACTTCGGGAAAGACCAAGCCCTCGCGGTTGGCACGAAGTCCCAAGGCATACACCTGGTGTCGGTATTTGTCAGCAGTGCCAGCGCGGACGTTTTCAGGGTTCCCAGGATCGTACGATTCAAGTTCTTTTATAACCGACTCTTGAAGGTGCCTGTTGTCCTTGTACGTTGAATGAGTGAACACGCAGTCATCACGCTTTTCGAAAGCAAAGAACCAGTGATCAGTATACTTTGGGTTCCAGTCAGCCACTACAAGCTTCCGGCAACGCATGATCCAATTCATCACCCTTTCCTTTTCGCAACCAGAAAGCACTTCATTGAAGAAAATTATGTCTGAATCGGTGGCCTCCTTTATTTCAGTGGTGTTATCATCAAGTCCCCGGAACTTTATTTCCTGCCCAAATAGGTAGTAATTAGGCTTTCCTGCGTTGTCCCGGAAATTGGCCTGATTGTATATGCCTATTGATGTAAGGCAGTTTTTGAAGTCTTTAAATAGGTATTCCTTGCAGTTTACCAGGGTGTCCCGGAATAGGAAGATGTCCAGTTTTTTGCCCCTGTTATGGTCACATAGCCATACTAGCAGGTGGATGAAGTCCCACGTTTTAGACGAACGGCTTGATCCTTCGTTACCTATAATTAGTTTGGTGTTAGGTTGCCGGGCGGCCACCATTTGCGCCATCTTGAAGAATAGGCCGTTAGGCTTCCAGTTCACACAAATGTAATTTTTACAGTTTTAAAGCCCATTACAAAATCATCATCAGCAAGGCCAATATCAATTCTTTGAATATTCCTGTCAACCACTAATCCGTTTATGGCTAGATTAAATAATTGAGAGTCTTTTAGAATCGTATCGTTAACCTTAAAAACAATCGCTTCCTCCAATTTTGAAACGTTTTTAGGCTGATCGAAAATCTTAGGAAGAAGTTCGGGCGTATAAATTGCCGCTAAAATTGCCGTTCTTAAAAATTCTATGCGCTTCATAAGGTTGATTAAAAAATCCGGCTCAGTAAATAAGCAAGCAATATACCTATGATGTAACCAGAGTAATAAAATTCTTTTTTGGGCTTTACTTAGAAAGGCATTCATGGTGTTTGCAATTTAGGATTAGATGTGGCCTTTACGCTGTATTTTTGCTCAATTTCAGGCACCCTTAATTTCGCCTTCTTTCTTGACGAAGCCATAAAAATAACCTTGGTTTGACCATCAGTCATTGGCGTTACTTCAATGTAATATGCTCGTAGATTATTCATAAAAAAATCTTACTCAATGCAAAATAAAGCAATAAACCGACCAAGTAAGCACAATTTAGCCCGTGGAATACTAAAGGCAGTAAATTCAGAATTTTATTCCGTTTCAAAAGTGTTTTATCGGTAGTGATAAAAATATTATTTGGTATATCGGGGATTGTTCTTAGAACTTATGCGTTCAGGCTTTACGCGTCCACCTGATTGCATTACGATTTTACGTAACCTATCCCCCGATATACCTTTCATTTCATTTCTTTAACGCCAAAAATACCGTTAATATTAGCTACTATGTAATCCCAATAGTCAACATCTGCTAAAAGATGCCAGTCTGGACTGCTCAATTCATACAATTTTCTAATCCTAAATTTTGGCTTCATTTGTGGTGCTTATGCCAATATTCATCCACTGAACATGCAAACAAGTATCCTACAATTAAACCCATAATAAAATAAAATGCGATCATTTCATTTCCCCGTCTATAATCTGACCGTCTACCATTGCCGTGATCACCGGGGCAATCTTTTCCCCCTGGGTGGTGATGTCGGTCTGTTCTTTGAGGTTATTTAACCTCGCTGTAAGATTCTGATTGAAGTGTCCAACCATGCCACCCTCTATCTGATGAGTCCTTATAATTTGCTCCGCACGCGTAACGACTCCTATAAAATCTTCTCTTTTTCGATACAATGCCCAAGTAGCATCGTCTATTCCAAGAAACACGTAAAGCCCTGATAGTGTGAAAGGAGTATCAAATTCTCTGGTAACCGACTCCGCATCCTTACCAACCCAATCTTTACGAGTCCATTTCCTTTGACTTGTTTCCTCAAAATACTCGTTTACTGCATCCTCTAGTATTTCAGGGGTTTCAAATATCTTATCCCTCCCATGCTTTGAGCGTAACTTCCAGAACTGGTTTTTTAGCGGGGCACTCATTTATTTTATTTCTCTCCAGTGAGTAATGTTTTTGTTGTCATAACTCCAATAGCAATAATTCCACGTTCCGATTGTGGCGTACCCTTTTTTTTCATAACCTCATATTTTTTGAGGTGAAAATTAGGTAGCTTATCTGTAACTGGAATCCATGTATCTGTCATTTTAAACAAAGGTAATTATTTTATTTTACTACAGCCACGCTTGTTCATGTGCTGGTCAATGCTGCCTTTTTTTTATTTAATCATAATCAATTCTGCCCCAGGTTCTAACAGTTCGTCTTTCAGGGCTTGCAATAGCTTCCATTTTAATTGGAACAAGGGTAAAATCATGCCCTTGACTTCGTGATATTGCACCGTTCCGTCTTTCAAAACTACCCGAAAATCGCAGTAGTAGTTACAAATATGCACACCGTTTACCTTAATGTCAATCTTTACCTGTGGTTTTATGTCGGTTATTTCACCGGCTTGCTTACGCCATTCAAGCTCTTCTGCGTACTTGGCTTCAAATTTTGAATCGTACTTACGGCCTCCAAAGTCCTGCTTTTTAGCATTGAACTTGTTTTTAGTCTTTGTTTGATTAAAGAAGTTAACGCGGTATGCCATTTTACCAAGCCTGTTTTGATTGTTCACCATAAGCCCAAACTATTAGCCTGTACTTGTACTTACTAAATCGGGGCAATAATTTTAACAGGAAATTACAAATAAAAATCTTTATCATTCTAATATTCTATTTTTTCGTTCCAGCAAACCACTTGCCCGGCAAAAACTTTCTTTCTATTTTTTGAAGTGTCGAACCAATCATAGAAATCTTGCTCAGTTAATCCGTCATTTGAAGCTAATTTTTTCTCATCAACAGAAATAGCGTCACCAAGTTCATCAATCAAATAAACAAGTTCATATTGATCGGTTAAGTCAATACGAATAGGCCAAGTTTTCTTTACCTCAATGTCAGGCGCAAACTTTATCTGCCAGTAGCCTTCTTTGGTTTTGTTGTACGGCTTTCCGGCCCAGCACTTAGGGTTAACCAATTGACCAACTTTTAAAGGCTTCTTATGAGCGCGGATAGTGTGGCTTTTGGGGTCAATGTTTATTGATAGGCTTTCAATAAACTCAAGTAAAAAAAATATGTTTATATCAGGATTGTTATTAGTTAACCACGCAAAATAATCATGACTTGTATAGTCAATTCCTAACTGGGTTAGTATCGCCTCCACAAAGTAAGTCGGCTCACCTCTTTTTGGATGGTATGCCGGAAAGTAGCGGCTAAATGTCATTACTCTACTCATACATATTTTCTATATGTTCGCAACCGTCCCTCCATGCTTTATCAGCTTTAGATTTAGCGTATAGTTCGGCTGCTTCGTTAATGAGCTTTTTATACTCCTCAAATCCCATGTGAAGAAATTCAAGGTTTTTGTACCCATACTTCTTAGCTACCTGATCTTTTGCTTGTTCAAATGTCATAGCGTAAATTTCTCTTGAATAAATTTTTTTGTTACACTGTTGTATGCTTCAACCGCTGAAAAAGGCTGGACACCTTGCCAAACAATACTACCAGCAACTCGAACAATAAAGTTTCCTTTCAAAGTGCATGTTAGACTTTTGCGCTCTCTTGTGCTACTTGCATAAGTTACTTCTTCGCTTTCATACCATTTTTGAAGGTCTTCAAGGTTTATTTCTGGATTGATCATGGTCATTTCTGTTTGTTTTCGTTATACCATTTTATGTACTCAAGAACAGATTGATAAACAGTTTCTATTCCAGCAAATAAACCTATTTCAAAAATCATTAACCCTTTGCTGTTGATTTCCTTAACATTTGTAGGAGCCGTTTCCTCAATTTTTTCAACAACAGGCATCAACCAGTCCCATGAGTGATCGTACTTCAATTCTCTTGTAGTCCTGCAAAGAAATCCGTTTCCGATTTTAGCGTTTGATTTATCATGTTTAGCCCACCCAGCCTGTCCAATCCCTTTTACTTCTTGCCAAGTGAAATAACGGTAACCCATGAACTCCGCAATTATTTGATTATCTGTTTTCATAGTTTAACTTTATAATCCGGATTCCGGTCATACCTTGGCCTTACCACACTTTTAGGTGAGCAGCTAAATAACAAAAGCAAAAGAATTAATAGTATTAGTTTCATGGTTCGCTGTTTATTTTTTTAACTGCTTCAATTTTGGAAATTCGTATACGGAGAACTTTAGTAGGCTCTTTTTTCTTACGCCCTGAGCCTTTACGTGCGCCTCCGTGTGTTGGTTTGTTTTTCATTTATTAATTTTGAAAGCAGCCCCTTAAACAAGGGCCGCTTTGATTATTGCGTTCTGTAATTGTTCACCTACAAATACTTGGTTAATCTTAACCTCTTTAACCATATTAACACCTTTAACATTAAATCCATAAACATTGTAAAGGTCGTTTTCAACAGTTACCATAATTTGACGGCCTTTGGCAGCGTGTATAATTACACCACCCTTAGTAGTCATCTCAAATTTGTAACCGATTGTCATTTTGGTGTTAAGTGTTGTTGTCATGGCGTTTCGTTTAATTGATGAATCAAAGGTAATACGCTTACTTGAATCTTGCAACACTTTTCAAGATTATTTTATAAATATTTTACAAAAGTGCGTTTTTAGGCTGTTTCAAATCATTTTCCACTCCTCAAAACGGTCAAAACTCTGTAAATCCTGAAAATTTAGGCTGAAAATCAGAACTACAAGTGAAGCCAGTCCAATCCTTTTTAAAGTCAAAGTAAATTGGCTCTGTGTACGGTGTTGGCCTTCCGCCTCCGTCCCTGTTTCTAACCTTATCCACGAATAACTGAGATTCATATTGCCGAACTTCATCGGATGCGTACAGTTGACGGTGAATCACCCATGTATCATCCGCTTTATTTGGAAATTTAGCCCCTCCCTCTACATCGCTTGCCATTGGACGGTTTATTTCCCCGTCCTTATTGGGCTTTACCCGTTGCGATTCTGTGACCGTGTGACAGTTCAAAAAAATGCTTTTTCCGGTTGTTTTTGTGAAAATACGCATATTCTCGATTGCGTCATAGTGGTATTCATGGCTATTCCCGCGCCCGTCAATCTTCAATGAGTTGTAAGGGTCAATGAATATCAAATCTGCACAAAAGCCAATATCATCACTTATGGCAAGTTGTTCCAGCATGTCCTTATACGTGAACTGTCTTTCGTGTTTAATGAACAAAACCCTCTCCCTAAGCCATTGAAAGTACATTTGATGACCTCGGTCTATCCCATGAGCAAACTGAATAAGCAACCTAGCCAACTGACTGATTCTATTTTCAGCCGAATAAATTACCATTTTCTTTCGGTCCAACAGTCGGGAAAGTAGATACAAAATAAGCGTTGTTTTCCCTACGTTCGTGTGACCAATAATGCAAGTAAGTTGCCCCTGCTTGTACGGGCAATGTTCATCCAGCTTGCGATGCCCATAATTCAAAACCTCCCATTTGACACCTTTTAAAATCTCTCTTTCGTAATTTTCCGGAGTTTCAAAGTATTCGCGGCCAGGCTCTAAATCTGAGCTTAACTGTTGACGTATTTTATCCTGTAATCTCATCGGTCTAAAATTCGGGTTATAAGCTCGTTTTGATCGTTAAGGCTGTTTCTTACCTTAGAACCATCCATAAGAGCCTCAGCGTCATTTGCGACCCCTTGTAGGACGTTTTTAAAGTAGTCAAGTAAGTCGATCGACACATCGTACCCCTCAGCAACTGAAATAAGAAGCGTTTTTACGTCCTCAGACTGTTTGGTTTTTGCTAGCTTCTCAACCAATCGCTTTTGAGTGGTTATAACTTGCAGTAGTTTTCCGGCCTTGTTTGGAAAGGCTCTGTTTAGTTCGTAATACTTTTCATTTAGATCACGCATTGTCTGTGAATTTATTGTAGGAGTTAAAAACGTGCATAAAGTCGTTAAATTGAGCCCCGTTATACTTTTTCATGAATTTCTCAGCAAATTGGGGATAGTTTAAAACAGAACTATTTGCCTCCATGTAAAGCTTCAAGCCATCAATACCATTAACCCTGTATTGGGTGTCTGATATGTATTTTTTGGGTACTGTAAAAAAGTGTTTGCCTTCTCCAAGTATTTTTGTGCCCTTCGTTTCATATTCATCTTCGTTTCGTTTCGTTTCAGGCGGCTGTTTGCTGTCATTTGTCAGCGACTTGCTGTCAGGTAGCGGAAACTTGCTATTCATTGTGCGCAATCTTTGGCCAAAGTTGACAATTTGCAGATATTCGCGGCCATCCGCCTGATAGAGTAAAACTAGCCCATTAGTAACGAGTTCTTGTAAAAAAATTTTTAGCATGCCGGTTGAAATATCTTTCAAGGGAAAAACAGCAGCATTCAATAGCTTTAAATTTGCATGAAAACACCCATGATCGTCAGCCTTCATGATCAGCCGGTTGAACAAAACCTCAGCTTCAAAACTGAGCTTATCCATTTTTTCGGAAGTTGTCCAATCTCTTAAAACCCTATTAGGCATAGAATAAAAAAAGCCCCCAGAGTCGCAGTCAGGGGGCAAGGGGTTAAAGGTTTAATTTCCTTCACCTC